TAGAGGTATCTTCGGTTGCGAAGGTGCGTAAGCATAACTAAGTAATTTTGTGGCCGGACATAGTTCGGCCACATTCAACAAATAACATGGTGAGATTCATGAAAACATTCACAGTAAAAATATGGGCATACGATCATTATGGAAAATTTAATGTGGATGCTGAAGATAATGCTATTTCTCTTGAAAAATCAATCCTTGACAAACTAGGAGAAAAAAGTATAAATTGGGAGTATCTCGGAAACAACTATAATAACGAGATAAATCGAATAACTTATGAGGAGGTTATTGATGATACAAGACCTATACAAACAAAAAAGGTCCTTGGAGTTGAAGTGGGAACAGGAGCATATTGACAATGGTAGATATACTCTTGAAATGGTCAGAATTGATGACAAAGTTAAAAAAGTCATTACTGACATTAAGCTGGAAGAAGCAGCTATTGCCCACAGGCAGAATAGCGTTGAAGACGCAGCTCCACAAGTTTCTGTAGCTACTTAATAAAAAAGCTACATCGTTGGAAAACACTCTCCGCACTATAAGCTCTCTTGCACTCTACTAAAAACTATTGTATATTTACCACACTATACTTAACAAAGAATATCGACGCGTATAGTCGACAAGCCTAGAGACGGTATTCTTTTATACTAGGAGGAATATATCATGGCACAAACAAAAACATCTTTTCAAGGAAAGATAAGAAGTTATGGTGGAACTAATAAAGGCGACGCATCACCGGGAGTAGCAGTACTTTCAGTAATGTTTTCTTTTAACCCAGTTACCGCTGCAAACACAGATGGAACAACTAACGTAAAAATAGGAACTTCTGCAACTACAGGTGAAGATTTTATTTTACCTAAAGGTGCAATTCCAATTTCTATAACTACAAGAGCTGTTGCAACAGGTGGAACAAACCCTACTGTTGACATTGGTTGTTTAGCACACTCAGATGGTGCTGGTGGAACTACAGCTGCAGATCCAGATGGATTATTTAATGAAGTAGATGCGGATGCAAATAACACACAAACTATTGCTGCAGGCGCTTTAGTAACTACTGCTGGATTAACAGCGAATGCGACTGTTACTGGTAATGTAGGCTCTTCAGCTGCAACTGGTGGAACTTACACTGGTGTTTTAACATACTACTGTGTTGATGACGGTAAGGAAACTTATCCACAATTAACTTAATATAATTTTTATGTGGTCCTACGGGACCACATAATTTAAAAGGAGAATATATATGTCAGGCGGCGGATCTTTTTCAAGCGATCAAACAACCATAAATATGGCTACAGTTGGAGCTGATACTCTTGCTCATACAGGAAGAATAAGAATTACTTCTATTCAGGGTGAAGGTATTGCTGGATCAACAATTAAATTTTTTGATTCTGCAGATGCAACAACACCAGGAACAGCAAAAGCTATTTACAATTACAATACTGAGGGACTAGAAGTTTATGTTCCAGGTTCTGGTATTTTGTTTAAAAATGGACTTGTTTATAACTTAGCAGGAGCAGGCGGAAGCGTTACTATAACGATTACGGGTGCATAGAAATTTACATGGCGACTATTACTTATACAGTTACGGTTGCAACTGGTACTAACCAATATGGTACGGGAAATAAATACTATATTAATGGTACAGTTAGCCCGACTCTTCAGCTACAAGAAGGTAATACTTATATCTTTGATCAGTCTGACAATTCAAACGATACACATGGTCTTCGATTTTCTATAACACCTAATGGTACATGGGCTGGAGGAGTTGCATACACAACCGGTGTAACTGTAACAGGAGTAGCCGGAACAGCAGGAGCAAAGACTACAATTATTGTAGGAAACTCAACTACAACTACAGATCAAACTGTACCTCCATTATTTTATTATTGTGTTAATCACAGTAATATGGGAGGTTCTGCACCTACTATTACTCAATCTTCTGGTATTACAGATAAATTTAATCCACCGATAGATGATATTATAGAAGAAGCATTTGAAAGAACTAATGTAAGAGGAGCTAGAACAGGTTATCAATTAAAATCTGCAAGACGTTCTTTAAATATTATGTTTCAAGAATGGGAAAACAGAGGTGTTCATTTATGGAAAGTCAAACTAGCTAAAGTACCTTTAATTTTAGGTCAAGCAGAATATAGTTTTGCAACAGATTCTATAAACTTTCCAAGTGACATAAGTGAAATATTAGAAGCATATTATAGAAATAATTCTACAACAACAGCACCTCAAGATATTGCGTTAACACAAATTAGTAGATCACAATATAATGCAACTCCTAACAAATTAGTACAAGGAACTCCTTCGCAGTTTTATGTAGAAAGAAAAATTAATCCAAGCATATTTTTATATGCTACACCAAATTCAAGTGTGTCGAGCACGACTACACCAAGTAGTTTTCAATTTTGTTTTTATTATTTGTCTAAAATAGAAAACCCAGGAGCATACACAAATGTTTCTGACGTAGTAAATAGATTTTATCCATGCATGATGTCAGGTCTTGCATATTATTTAAGTATGAAATTTTCTCCTGAAAGAACTTTAGATCTTGAGAGAATTTATGAAAGTGAAATGTTAAGAGCTTTAGATGCAGACAACCAAGGCACATCTACATTTATTTCTCCACAAACATTTTATGGAGATGGAGTACTGTCATAATGGGAGTTTTTGCAAGAGGTAAACAAGCATTAGCAATTTCTGATAGATCAGGATTAAGATTTCCATATACTGAAATGGTTAGAGAATGGAATGGATCTTTAGTTCATTACTCAGAGTATGAACCAAAGCAACCACAACTTGAACCAAAACCAGTAGGATCAGATCCACAAGCTTTACAAAATCCAAGAGTAGAAGAAGAAGCTACTTCACAATTAATTTTATTAAATAATAATCCTTTTGAAGTTGTAAATTACAGTGGTACAACTTATGTAAATGTTTATTCACTAGATCATCAAAGAGTAGCAGGAAGTAAAGTTAGATTAAGAGGACCAGCACAAGTAACAAGTGTTGGATCTGGTGGAGCAGATAAATTAAATTTACAAGCGTTTGCTCCTATCAATGATATAGTAGGCGTAACAGATATAGATTCTGCAACTGGGTTTACAATTGCTTTAGGTAAAATAGATTCATCAGGAAATGTAACTGGATCTACTACATCAGATTCTTTAACTAATCCAATTAGTTATTTTTACTTTGCAAGTGCCGATACAGCAACTACAAGTGGTGTAAAAGGTGGAGGACAAAATTGTTCAGCAGGACCTGTAACATTGGAAGGAATATAATATGGCATACACTTTAGCAAACTTACAGTCAGATATTAGATCTTACACAGAAGTATCTGATACAGTTTTAACAGATGCAATTTTAGCAACAATTATTAAAAATACAGAAAATCAAATTTTAAGAGCTGTTCCTACGGATCAAAATGCTCACTATGCAACATCAACTTTAATTACTGGAAATAGATATGTAACAATTCCACAAGATTTAAGATCTATTAATTATGTTCAACTTAAAGACACTGCTGGTAATCAATTTTTTTTAGAACAAAGGGATCCTAGTTTTATGGCAGAATATTACTCTACACCAGACACTGCAGCCGTAGATATTCCAAAGTATTATGGTAATTGGGATGAAGAATTTTGGGTAGTGGCTCCCACTCCAAACCAAACATACGCTATAACATTAGCTTATAATAAAGAAGCACCAAGTATTACAGAAACAACTCCAGTAAATTTTTCTACTTTAGGAACTTATTTGTCTAACAAATATCAAGACTTGCTTTTATATGGATGTTTGGTAAATACATATGGATACTTGAAAGGTCCTCAAGATATGATACAATACTACCAAGGGCAATACGAAAACGCTCTTACAACGTACGCAACCGAGCAAATTGGTTACAGACGCAGAGACGAATATGAAGATGGCATGATTCGTCAACAATTAAAATCTAAATCGCCATCAAGTTATGGAACAAATTAATTAAGGAGAAAAAAATATGGCAAATGTAGTACCTTATGCTTTTAAACAAGGGATCCTAAAAGGACAGCATGATTTATCTGCTAACAATGCGTATTATCTAGCTCTGTATACTACTGCAACACCTTACGCGGTAACTGATTCTGTTTATTCTTCTGCTGTAGCCAATCAAGTTGGTACAAGTGGAACAGCATATACAACAAATGGTTTAACTGCAGGTCAAGGAGTAGTGGCACAAACTGGAGATTACACAACAGTAGATTTTACAACTGATCCTACATGGACAAGTTCTACAATCACAGCACGAACAGGTGTATTATATAAATATGTAGCACCTGGTGGAGCAACAGCTAATCAATATCTAGTAGCAATTTTAGATTTTGGTGGTGATATTACTTCTACGTCTGGTGATTTTAAAGTTACTTTCCCAAGTGCAACTGCAGGAAGTCCTTCTGGATCTGGCGCTTTATTAAGTATAACTGGAAACCCATAGGAAATAGTTAATGGCATTAGTATTAAATGACAGAGTAAAAGAAACAAGTACAACAACAGGTACAGGAACATTAAATCTTGCCGGTGCTTCAGTTGGTTTTCAAACTTTTGTTGCAGGAATAGGTAATAGTAATACAACTTACTATGCTATTAATGCTCAAGGTACAAGTAATTGGGAAGTTGGTATTGGTACAATAACTGATGCAACACCCGATACTCTTTCAAGAGATACTGTTTTGAGTAACTCTTTAGGTAATACTTCAAAAATTAATTTTTCAGGCACTCTTGATGTATTTTGTACAATGCCTGCAAGTAAGTCTGTCTACTTAGATTCGACAGGAACACCAGTAGGAGCAGCGTCAGCTGGCTTTGCATTAGCAATGGCCGTGGCGTTATAAATAGGAAAAAAATATGGCACAAAATTTTAGAAACGATTTAGAAGCAGCAGTAGGAACAAGTGAAGTTACACTTGTAACAGGATCAGATTTTGATGCAGTTATTGGAATTAGACTATGTAATATTTTAACTTCCACAATTGAAGTTGATGTTTACATTGTAAATAGTGGAAATAAATATCTTGCAAAAGGTGTTGTTATCCCACCAAACTCTGCAATTGAATTAATTCAAGGTGGATCAAAAATTGTTTTAAAAAATGGTGATGTATTGAAAGCAGTATCTAATACAGCGTCGTCTGTTGATATTGTCACTTCATTCATCAACCAAATTAGTTCTTAGGAGGAATTATGACGGCAGTAGTAAATGGAATCCAATACATTGGAGGGCAAACCTCTCCAAACGAATTTATACCCAATCAAGCGCAAACCATTGATGGTACGCAAACAATTGAAAGTGCAGTTCTTGCAGGACCTATCATTATTCCTGCAACAATAACAGTAACAGGAACTTTAGTAATAGTATAATGTCAAAAATAGAAGTAGATGCAATAGACAAACAAAGTGGTTCAACCTTAACTTTAGGTGGATCAGGCACAGCAGTTACACTTGCGTGCGGCGCTACTCAAGCAGGTTTTGGTAGAACAGGAACTGTAAATTGGGACACAACAAAAATTACAGCAGATCCAGGACCAGCAGTAAGTGGTCGTGGATATTTTACAGACACATCAGGTTCAGCATTTAATGTAACTTTACCCTCTTCACCTAGTGCTGGTGATATTATAGCAGTTGCAGATTATGCAAATAATTGGGGAAACAACGCTGTTACAATTTTAAGAAATGGATCTAATATTGAAGGTTCAGCATCAGATTTTATATGTAATCAAGCCGGAGCTAGTATTACTTTTGTATTTGTAGATGCTACAAAAGGTTGGATAACAGTTAATTCAGGAAATTCTAGTCAAGCTTTTGGAGAAACTTTTATATCAGCATCAGGTGGTACTATAACAGAATGTGGAAATGACAAAATTCATACATTTACAGGACCAGGAACTTTTACAGTTACTACTGCTGCAAATTCTGCTCCAAATAATATAGTATCTTATTTAGTAGTCGCTGGTGGTGGAGGTGGAGGAAATAAAAGAGCTGGTGGTGGCGGAGCAGGTGGTTATAGAGAATTAAAAAATCCTATTAATCCTTTTACTGCTAGTCCTTTAGATGGTTTTCCAAGTGCTCCAAATAGAATAACAGTAACAGCAACAGGATTTCCAATTACTGTTGGTGCAGGAGGAGTTGGTGGAACAGCTTCTGGATCTACTTGTAATATAGGGACAGCGTCAACTGATGGCTCAAATTCAATTTTTTCAACAATAACATCAGCAGGTGGTGGAACAGGCGGTGGTATATCTCCTAATGCAGGACCAAATGGTTCTGGTAAACCAGGAGGTTCTGGTGGTGGCGGTTTTGCTGGTGGTACTCCCATAGCACCTTTTCCCGCATCAACAGCAGCTGGAACTGGGAATGATCCTTCAACAACTCCCGCTCAAGGAAATCCAGGTGGAATTTCAAGAACTTCTCCTGCTCCATCAGGTCAAGCAGCTGGAGGTGGTGGTGCAACTGAAGCAGGTAAAGCAGGTAATGATCCAGGTGGAAATGATGGTAAAGGTGGAGCTGGAGCAACTTCAGAAATTAATGGAAGTCCAGTTGCTAGAGCCGGTGGTGGTGGAGGTGGATCTAGAGGTCCAGGAGTTGCAGCTCCAGGTGGAACAGGCGGTGGTGGAAATGGTGTACCTACAGGTAATGGGACATCAGGAACTGTTAATACAGGTGGCGGTGGTGGAGGTATGAGTGATTGTAACTGTGCTTCATCTGGAGCAGGCGGTTCAGGAGTAGTAATAATAAGGTATAAATTTCAATAATTATGACAAGTAAAATTAAAGTAGATAATATAAATAAAGTTTCAGATGATTCAACAATCATCAAAAAATGTGGTGTTACAACTACAGTTGGATCAGGATCTGGTCAAACAATTGTTGTAGATGGAGATACAGTTACATTAGGTAGATGTAGTGGTACTGTTGCTCTTGCATCAGGTGCATCACAAACAGGTTTTGGTAGAACAGGAACTGTCGATTGGCAAACAGGTTCAATTAAAACAGCAACTTTTACTGCAACAAGTGGTGAAGGATATTTTTGCAATACTGCAGGGGGTTCTTTTGAAGTTGATTTACCAACAGGAAGTGCTGGTGATATTGTATCTGTTCAAGATTACAACAACACATTTGATACACATTCTTTGATAGTAGATCCACCAGCTGGACAAAAAATTAATGGTGGAACAAACGGTGGAAAAATAACTTTAGATACTGAAGGAGAAGGCGTAACTTTAGTTTATGTAGATTCAACAGTTGGTTGGAGATCTATTCATCAATCAAGTTTTGCTGATGTAGGGGCTGATGCACTTTTTATTACGGCGTGTGGTGGAAATGCTACTGTAACAAACGGTAATTTTAAAACACATATTTTTACAGGTCCTGGAACTTTTACAGTTTCTTGCGCTGGAAATGCTTGTGGTTCAAACACAGTAGATTATTTTGTAGTAGCTGGTGGTGGCGGTGGTGGTAGAGATAATTATCCAGCGGGTAGAGTTGGAGCAGGTGGTGGAGCTGGTGGATTTAGAATATCTAATTCTGTTGGTTGTTTACCTGCACCTTCTATGTCTCCTTTATCAAATCCAACAGGATTACCTGTTACAGCAACAGGTTATCCAATAACAGTTGGTGCTGGGGGAGCAGGTGGTGAATGTGGTGGTTGTTATGGAGGACAAAAAGGTAGTAATTCAGTTTTTACAGGTTCAAGTACAATAACATCAGCTGGTGGAGGAGGTGGTATGGGACATAGTCCATCAGGTGAATCACCTGAAGCAAATACACTAGGTGGTTCTGGAGGAGGATCTCAAAATAATCCTAGCCCATCACGAGGAGCAGGAAATCAACCTCCTGTTAGTCCACCTCAAGGTAATCCTGCTGGTAATTATAGTGCTAATCCAGGTTATTATGGTGGTGGTGGTGGTGGCGCCGGAGCAGTAGGTGGTAATGCACCTCCGAGTCAAGGTGGCGATGGAGGAGCTGGATCTTTTATTGCTTGTGCTATGGTAGGACCAACAGCACCTAGTTATGGAACACCTGGTCCAGCAACAGGCAGATATTTTGCTGGAGGTGGTGGGGCTAAAGAATCTGGAGCTGGTGGAGCAGGTGGTGGAGCTGCAGCTAGTGGTGGTGTAAACGCAACTGTAAATACAGGTGGAGCAGGTGGTGGTCAAAGAGTGGCACAAGCCGGAGCTGGTGCTTCAGGTATAGTAATGATAAGGTACAAATTTCAATAGGTAAATTATGAGTGAAATAAAAGTAAATAAAATTAGTCCAAGAGCAGCGTGTGGCACAGTACAACTAGGAGACAGTGGAGATACATTCACAATTCCTGCTGGTGCAACAATTAACAACCAAGGTACAGCAACAAACTTTGGTGCA